AACGCCATGATAATAAGCATTTTGATTGTTTGAACGCTTTTTGGTGTTCTTATCTAATATAATTGAAACCTCTTTGCCGTTTAACGATTCAATATGCGCATCAAACATGCTTTTGTTTAAAATTCTTAGACGGCCGTCCTCAATTTTACCAATGTATTTAGCTTTCATATAAATAAACTTAAAATAATGCCTGCAATCATTGGTAAAATAATAAACACAAAAGCTAAAACCGAAATAAACCACAATAATTCGGCAAAAAATTCTATTGATTTTTTCATAACAATTCTTTTATATCTGTTTTTAAAGCCTGCGCAACTTTAACCAGTGTCTCCAAAGTCATGTTTTTACCTTGCTCAACTCTCTGGTAAGTGCTGCGATTTAATTTGTTCTCGAATGCGAATTGCTCGGCTGAATTATAGCCGAGTTCAATTCGTCTGTTTCGAATTTTGATATTGATTTTATATAAGTCCATCGGATAAAAGATTTATAATTTCTAATTGATTTGCTATTTGCTTTTTTTGGTTCTCAATTAATTTATCCCTAATTTGCTCAGACTCTTTGTACTTTACAACCAGTCTTCTGTAGTCTTCAATGATTTCTTTTAGTAATTCAATTAACTTGTCTTTATTGTCCATGATTTTTAGTTTATTTTACCAATTGTTTTAGTTACTTGTTCGTGATAGTTTGCCAGATATTCTCGACACTGAATGACTTTAGCATAAATCTGCTCAATGATTTCGTCTGAGTGGTCAATCGTGTATGCGAGCCAACGTTGGTTTGCAGGCAAATGGTCATAACTTACGGCCTTGCCATAGTTAACATCCTCTGGCGTGTTCATAAGCGCATAGAACAGAATAAATTGCTTGCGCTTAGTAATTTCTAAATAACCTCGACCCTGCCAAACATAGTCTTCATTGATTCCAGATACATTGTCTAAAAATGTTTTGCGGTTAAATGGACACTTTATGTCTACGCAAATGTCTTCTGTCGGCAAAACGTCTGGCTCTCCGATAATATACTCATTCGAAAATATATCGATGTTCTTTTCAGCAAAAGGAAAGCCAAGTTGCTCGGCCATAAACTGAATGGCTTCGGCCTCAACGGCCTTGCCTTTTTCAGTGTATTTAGAATGTATTTCCTCATGGTCATCTGCATACCATTCATGCAAATATGTTTTGCATGTCGCAGACAACTCGCCCTCTTTTTTTGCTTTGCCCATGATTTTGGAAATCTGTGAGCATCTTATTTTAAATGGTCTCATATAGCCTCATCCATTAACATTTCTCTTTGCTCTTCTGTAATGTCGCATTTAGCCTCAACGTCTAAAATTGTGATTTCGTTTTTAGCCAATTTTTCGACAATCTGTTTCCATGCTGCCGAACCTTTAACCAATGCAATTTTTTTAGGCTTTGTTTCTTGCACTTTGCCATGTGTGTTTGTTGTGTCGCTATCTTTTGTATCGTCCAGAGCAAACATACCCCCAAGCGCAAATTTTCGAGCGTAACTCGATGACGAGCCAAACGACTGCGAAATGTCCATGCCTTTGCGGTTTGGGTCAATGCCTGCGCATCCAGTTGTCGTTACAACGATTCCATTTGGCAATGTTAATTGGACGCTTGACTCGCAATAAATTAATCCGCCCGCCTCTTTGATTTGGTCTGAAATAGTTAACATGCAACCATATTTTAAAAGATAAGGTTTTAGCGCTTCAAGTATATCCTCGCAATTGCGATACTTGTATTTTCCAAAAGCATTAAACTGATTTTTCGGTGCTTTTAATTCCGATTGAATTTTGATAAGTTCTGACATTTTTTTAGGTTTTTTAGTGATTTGTAAATTTAAACATTTAAAGTATTTAATCAAATTTTTTAGCGAATATTTTTAAACAATTCGTAATGGTCTCGCAGTTCTAATTTGATGACTTTTTTTTCTGTCATTTCCAGTTGCGCCCGAATGTGTTTTGCCCAACGTTCTAAACTGATATTTGCATCCTCTGGCTTTGTGCCAGTTGTGGATTGAACGAAAACAACTTCTGTCTTTGGACATCCATCGTCTTCTTGTCTGTGTGGATAGGTATGGATTAACTTCATGATTTGATTATTTGATTAACTAAAGTTTGGTTAACTAATGAGCCACATTTTTCAATTAGATGCAATTTATCCGCATCGCTTTTATAATGAATTGGCAGTTTGATAATGCCATGACATGCGAGCAGAATCATTGCTTGGTCTGCTGAGTCTGGATAATAAAGCGGAGCATAACAATTCGGCATTGTGAATGTCTCCCAGTTCAATTTAATTTCAAACTCATCTTTGATAAAATGCGCCATAAATGGCTCTTCGATTCGTTCTATTAATACAAAACCTTGTTTGCTTAATACTTGCGCAAATGCGTCAATGTTTGTTGCTATCATTTTATGCGTGTGATTTTAAAGTGTTTGCCATTATCATAATAAACCTCAAATTCAAAGTCTCTGTTTCTTGTTTTTCTGTAATAAGATACCAGAGAGCGTTGGTTTTTGATTTCGATTTCACTTACCGAATAATTCTCGCCAAGTTTCATTTTGCCAATGATTGTCTGGTTGTAAGTTCGTGAAATGTCCCCCGCTTTTTTTCTTGCATGCTCTCTGACATATTTCATGGCCTCTCTGAGTTCAATAAAATTGCATTCGACTGCATGTTCTTTGCCGTCAAAGGCGTAAACCAGAACTTCGTTTCCGAATTGCTTAATCATGTAATCGACTCCATTTTCTTTGGCTTCGATTTTGCCTTTTAGTCTAAAGTTTACCACTTTTTTCCTTAATTAAATTGTAAAACAAATCATATTTATTCTCGTCAATGAATTGGCCAAATGGAATAAATGTAGCATTCTCGCCCTCGCCATCTGTCATGACTAAATATTTGCCATTTTTTGTGTTGGTGTTAACCTCTTCAATGCTATAAAATTCTGCCAAATATTTATCCAACTCATTTTCTGTGATTATCAAATCGCTTTCAAATTCATTTTCGTCTGTGGTATAATAACCAGTAACAATGTAAGTTGAGCCGTCAATAGTGATGTCACATATTTCGCATTCTGAATCCAATGGCAAACTCGCCAGTGTCCTCGTTTGTTTAGTTGCGCCCATTACGATAAGAAATAAAATAAAAGGCCAAGAAATGACCCGAAAAAAAGAATTAAAACTCCGAAACCTAATAAGGCCTCGTCAATTTCCTCAATCGATAAATTTGTGTTTTTTGTTTTTAGCTTGTTCATGATTTTGTTTTTAAAGTTATTGCAGTGATGGATGCTGCGCCCCTTTTGTTTTTATTTATTTTTTAATTGTGTTAAATTTAGATAAACACTTAGCGCAACATATTTCTGGATATTTATTTGCATAGTGCTTAAAACTTTCGTAATCGTTTTTTCCAATGCTCATTTTTCTATTACAAGCGGTAATAGAGCCAATAGATAAATGTTCTTTTTTTGCTGATTGTCCAGATACTATGTTCATAATTTTAAGCCGATTGGTTTGTGTCGGTCATCAAATATCGTTTTAACTATTTAAAAAACAAAACTTTTTTTATTTTTTTTTAATCTTTTTTTTACAATCTGCGATTTTAACTATTTAAAGCCACTTTTTAGGGCAAAAAAAAGCCACACATTTCTGCGTGGCCTCTCCAAACTATGAACCTAAACTAAAAAACCCGAATTTTAGACATTATATATAAAACTATTGCGATTAATATAATTAAACCGAATAACCAGAGAGACCATGTCCCGCTCTCCTTAACCACTTCTTTTGACTTCTGCTCGACTTTCTTTTGCTCAACCACTACTTGTTTCGTCTTAACCTCTTCGTGTCTCACAACGGCTAATTTTCGCTTTTGAATAATCTGTCTGGTTAACTTCTTTGGCGCTGAGTGAATTTGCCCCATCGTATCGATGTGAACTTCATAGTCAATAGTCTCCAATATAACAACAACAGACGAATCGTTGACAACCTCTGTGACCTCGCTCTTTGTCTCAATCTTAACTTCGCTCTTTGTCTCGGTCTCAACGCTTGTCGATTGTTTCTTGACTCCGCAACTTGCTAAAATTATTGCTAAAAATATTATTGTTATTCTCATTTTTTTTATTTTTAACAATCCTCATCTTCAAAGTTTAACCATTTTAATCTTTGGTCGATTAACTTTATTAACTCGGTTTGCCATTCAACTTTTTTGTTTGGAAAATATAGCAATGTGTTCTCTTCAACTTCCCAAAGAAACTCTTTTAAGAAATATAATTCCTTATAGATGTCCTCATCTGCCATGTCTTCGACTTCCTCGTCAATCGGATTCTCTGGTTTCTCTGGTTTCTTGCTCATTCTGCAAATATCGGAATTTTAACTGAAATTCCTCTTTTTTCGTCTAACAATGTAAACGCTTGCGCAGGCTTTTCTGGTTTAAATCCCGCCTTGTGTCCATAAGGAGACAAGCCAATTAATGACCCATTGACGCAGCAGCTTGTTGTCGGATAAAATAATTGATGGAAATGGCCTAAACAAGTGAAATCGGCTTTTCTTTGCTCATCTTTTCTTAACAAATATTTAATCAAAGGAATTGTCAACCCGCCAATGCCGCCCCCATATTTGACCGCCTCGCCATGAAAAAACCTAATCGTTTTGCCCAGAACTTTGACATAACAATCGTCCGACTCTGGCATGTGAAATGTCATTCGCTTTTCGTTTCTGAATAAATCTTTTAAATCCGAATACATCATAAATTCATAATTGGTTGCCGAACTCGTTGAAATGTGCATCTTCTTTGTATTCCTGCCATGATTACCAACCGAACATGGAATGATTAAGTTGACTTTTGTGTTTTTTAATAAAAACTCAAAGCCATTCATAATTAATTGCTTTGCCATTCGTATTGCTTGCAATGGCGATAGGTTATTTGACTCAACCAACTCGTCATGAATGTAACCAGATATAAAATCGCCACCCAACCAAACCACAACGTCTTTAATGTGAACGTCTTTGCTTTCTTTGTCAATTAACTTGACAATGTTCTGGAATATAGCTATCGAGCGCTTTTCTGCAATCTTCAAATTGTATTCGTTAAATCCATTGACTTGCCCACGTCTCACGTTCTCTTCTATATGCCAGTCAGACAAAGAAATGATTGGCGTTCCCATGTTTTTTTGACCGCTTGACTTTTCAAATTTGATTTCCAGAGTGTCGCTCTTTTCTTTAATAGCTAATAAATCGTCATAGGCCTGCTCGGTCGCTTCTAATTTACTCAGCAAATATTCGTTTTTCTTTTTAACGTCATTTAGTTGAGCCGCCAATGCTTTGTTTTTGCGGTCTTCTTGAATGACAACGCCAATGTCTTTTGCTTTTTCAATTGGTTGCTCAATCTTTGGCAATGGATTATCTCTAAAAAATGCTTTTATGCCTGCTCTGATTCCCTCCAATCCAGTTGTCCCAAGTTCTTTTGGATAACTTTCCTTTAATAGTTGAGCAAAATGTGTTTGATTTCGGCCAAGTTTCTCGAATGAATCGAGGTTAGCAACAATAAATTTTTCGTATTTCATGTCTTTAGGTTCTAATTTTGTGCAAATTAGCAATTATTTTAACAACAACAAATTAGCCAAGTAACGAATAGAACTCATTGAAATGCTGAATCCTATCTTCGAGACCAATTGTCCCGCCATTAACACGCTTAGTGATTGATTTTACAACCGCATCTGTTGCGCCTTTGTCTGCAATTTCATTCAATCCATTTTTATTCCAGAACCATGCGGCCGATGCCAATGGATATTTGGTTGCGACCAATTCTGGATTGGTCAATATATCTTCGGAAACGCTTTTATCAAATTCAATATAATTAGCCTTGCCAGTTAGCTGAATAAATCCTCTGCCTAAATATTTAAACCCATCTTTGGACGCTTCATTTCCATTGCCCATCCTATTGGCGTAAACCTTTGACGCAATTCTCTCTGGTTGCCTTGCATAATCTTTGGCAGAGTCTAAAGTCGGAAAGTATTTTTTGAATGTTTTGTTTAATCCCTCAGCGGAATAGTTTAGATTTTCTTTGAATGCTCTAAAATTGGCCGATTCATGTCCACACTGAGCCAAAAAATGCGAAAGCCTTAGCAATGTATTTACTTTGTAATTACTTACGATAAATGGAATTTGAGCAATAACCGAATCTGGCACATGCCCTTTCAGTTTTGCTAAATTCATTATTTGCCCTCTTTAAAAAATTGCTTGAATAGGCTTTTGCCAGTCATGTCCTTTAGGTTTTCGTCCAAAGACTTTAACTCGATAAACGCAATTAAGCCAGAAACAATCTTCATGACCTCAATAGTTGGCAAAAAATGTCTTTGGAAAATATGTCCTGCTAAGATTGCTAACATGTAGCCCATTCCTTTGGTAATGGTTGGCCTCATTTTACGACTTGTAATCGCTTCGCCTCTTTTATGAGCGGCAACCATACCAGTGATAAAATCAATTAGCACCAGAAAGCTGATTCCCATCAAAACCGAGAATGTCGGAGAGAAATAGGTAACTAAATAAATAATAATAACATCTAAA